AATCCCATATCGTCAGTGTATTCTTTAACGTATGGGATTTTGCGTGGACGATCACTCGCCCACGCTACCATGTCCGACAAGGTATTATTCTTGTCGTTATCAAAAAATAATTTATGCATTTTCGCACTCCAACTGATCAATTAAATCGCCAAACACCGCGAACCAATCACGGTCCTGTGGATCTTTTTCGTATTCATCCACGACGATTTCCTTAATCGTGTTCGCTATTTCCTGTTTTGTGCCTAATTTCATTACGATGCCTCCCTGTAATATTCGCTTGCAGTGCAATCAAACAGAAAATATCCCTGTCCGTGTTCACTGGCCAATTGTTTTGCCTCCGAAAGTGTCAGTTGTTCGTCGTCCTCTTCAGCAATGAATACAGCAAAGTCTGTCCCTTCATGGCATGTCCCTACACAATATTTCATTACGATGCCTCCCTTAAACGATTACGCCGTTTCCGCTCACTAGAAATCAATTCGGAGAGAGCCCCTTCCATTATCAAATTGTGGTGTAGCTTCCGGCTCCAATCAACTTCCAAAACGTCCACCCAAACATCAAGTGCGGGAACAGCTAGTTTTATCTTGTACCAGTATTCCGCATCACTCGCGTATTCCCATGGGTGTTCGGCAGTTATCAACCGGCAACCGCCAGCTTCCGTTTTGTTGGCCGCAACAAATGAAGCGGCGAACTCATCCGCCTCAAACCTTGGCAACTCCCAAGCCAATTCTTTTGCTTTCTTGATCCAAAGCAAACCGCCAGCTTCCCCGTTATCAAAAGAGGCGTAAGGGTAACCATCGTGATGTTTGTAAACGTGGATGGAGTGGTCCCCTTCCGAAAAAGTATAAATAGCTCTAGTAGACATTTGATTTCTCCTTTAAAAGTTATTGACCATGGGATTGTATGGGAGTACTGTAGCAAGGTCAACAAGGTAATTTAAAGGTGTAACATGGAATTCGAACTCAAATATCAATGCCACGAATGCGAAGGCTTTGGAAAAATTGAACATCAACGAAGCGAAACGCTATTCTCAGTTTCGCCTTGCCCCGAATGCGGTGGTGAAGCATTCATCACGGTCCAAGAAACATATGATAGCATTCAAGATCTTCGCGCCGATTATCCAGATGCGAAGGTTGAGGAAATGAACAATGAATAGGGCTGATCCAAACTACGGCGACAATACTATGTGCGATTGTTGCGGCAACGTGTTTGATGTTCGCAACTCACCACACGAAGTTATAGACGATAAGTGGATATGTAATAAGTGTTGTTCCACTTATGACGATGAAGAATTGCGAGAGCGTTTCAAGCTTTACGAAAGCCTTGGCTTAGAAAGTTAACTTTGAGGGATTGTTTCGTGAGGCTAGCGTTGTGGTCATCAGGGCATCTGCTTAAAAAAGCCTAAAAAAGATATTCTGCCAGTTCGTTTCCTCAAAGTGGTTGCGTATTCAGCGAACAAGGATATCAAACAACGCAACGAAGATGCCCCCTAGTCATTCTAGTGACTAGGGGGTTTTCTTTTGCCGTCACCTATATACTGGCGAAATGAAAAAAATGTTTTTGAAAAACAACTTTTGGACATGAAAAAGTGTAAAAGTGTGACGAGTGTCGAAAAACAGTAGCTAAATCACTGAAATATAACGATACTGCTCGTTACACTTGCCGTTACACTTCGTTACACTTTAGGGTGTTTCGTTACACTTTTCTAGCCGAAGACATCCTTGAAAACATGGGAAACACGGGTTAGTTTTGAAAAAGAGTGTATATAGGGGTAACGAGATGAAAAAGAGAATTGATACCAAAGCCGAAGAAATAGAAGAATCTTATGGTCGAAAATTGACCAACCGCCAAAAGACTTTTGCAAGGCACTTCGTTGATGGCACCCACTCAAATGCTGAGTGCGCGAGGAAGGCCGGATATTCCGACAAGAATGGAATTGCGAAGATCCAAGCGCATAAACTTTTGAACCCCAAATATTTTCCGCACGTTGCGGAGTACATCATGGAGTTACGCGAAGAGCGCGAAAGAAAATATGGTGTTACCCTTATGGGGCAATTGAAACGGCTAAGAGATCTTTCCTTGGGTGCCGAAGAAACAGGTCAATTCTCTGCCGCCATAAATGCTGAAAAAACAAGATCTGCCTTGGGTGGTTTAACTACTGACAGGCGAGAGACAAATCACTTCCACGCTATCGAAAATATGAGCCGCGAAGAAATAGAAACCCGACTCACTGAATTGAGAAAGTCACACCCCAACGTTTTTGACGCAGAATATGAGGTCGTAGATGACACAAAAACCGGAGGCAAACTTCTGGAAGAAACTAAGGGAGAAAATGCCGAAGAGTTGGCACACCACACGAATTGAAAACCGCTATGGCGGTGGCGTTCCAGATGTTCATGTGTGTGCGGAAGGCATACCCTTTTGGATAGAACTAAAAACAACCAAGACTAACCGTGTAAATGTATCGGCCCACCAAGTTGCTTGGAATTTCGCCTATTGTCAGTCTGGCGGCGTAAGTTTTTACCTTGTTAAGGCCCTCTCGTCCTCCAACCTATATTTGTTTGACGGGGTTCATGGTCGGGGGTTAATGGAACATGGCCTCAAGTCGGGTCGGTCGGGGTCTGGGGAGGTCGGGTCGGGGACCATTGTGCCTTGTCTTTGGTCGGGGGACAGTTGGTCGGGGTTGCTGGACCACATGATCGGGGTCGGTCGGGATCGGGTCGGGTCGGTCGGGTCGGGTTCGGGTTCGGGTCGCCCCAGCAGTTGGCCTGGGCCTGGAGTATAAAAGACCCCGGAGGGGAGAAAGGAAAACCCTCCGGGGTAAACCTGGCTTGGCCAGGTTGCAGCGCCTACTCGATGTGTCAACAACCGGCGCCGAAATTGTCAATATCCCTTCCCTTCTTAATAACGTATTGATGGTCAATTAGCACGACATCACCAACAAAGGCGGCTTGCATTCTTTCTACGTCAACGTCCAGGCCCTCGTAATTGTTCGCTAAAATGAAATCTTCCAACGATACAGACATTACAAAATTATTCGTTTCAATATCAAAATAATTTAACATATCAATAATCCCTCACTACGAATCCGCTTGTGTCGTTTTTGGCTTTCTTGCCTTTAGGATCTAGCCCCACAATAACGGGTGACGGATCTAAGTGTCGCAAGTCGTGTTCCGTTCCGTCAATCACGCGATGCCCTAAGTACCTATCCGGCTGCCCGTGGCCAAACACTACTGCAACATTGTGGCCATTAGCTAAAACGTGAATTGCTTCGTGCATGTTCACTTCTGATAGGCTGAATGTTAGATGGTAGTTGCTAGGCCTATTAGAATTTAAAATCCGTTTCATGTTTTTGGTATAGTCTACGAATTGAACATCTGGAAATTGTTCTGGCAATGTTTGGCCGTTGTGACCTTTGATATACTCAAAGCTTATGTCTGTTGATCCATTGGGACGAATTGCAAGCCTTTTGTTTTCGCGTTCCGCCTTGCGTGATAGCAATTCAACATGATGCGACATTTCACGCATAAAAGCTTGCCTATCGGATCTAAAATATTTTGCTTTATTAATGCGACTTTGACGGGTTGCGTTTATTCCGTTTTCAAGATCTTTAACCATTTCTGCTCTGCCGCTATACATTCCTAAACATAGATCACGACAACCCGCGCTTGAATGTGGGCATAAATTGCCAACGCCACCCGTCGTATGAGGTGCCATGTAATTGATGCCATTTAGCCAACCGTACTTGTCGGCCTTGATAGCCTTCGCGCTATCGGTACTAAACAACCTTTGAAATTTAACCATGATAAAATCCCTTTTAATTGTTGACGGGTTCAGAATACCATCATTAACGGGACAGTGTCAAGTTGGGTCGGTCGGGTCGGGTTAAAATTTGCCCAGCTGGGCCGGCCAGGTCGGGGTCGGGTCGGGTTAAAATTTGCCAGCTGGGCCGGCCAGGTCGGGGTCGGGTCGGGGTCGGGATATGACGAATTGCCGCCGGCGGCGGCGCCGGCGGTGTATGCGTATTAGTACGTATACAACTAATAACTAAACCTCGAGCTTGGTGGCTTGAACCGTAAACCTAGCAAATTGCGCCAAAAATTAAATTCAACTAAATGCACTTAATCGTTTGACACTATCCCATGATTCATGGTAAAACATTCATGTTTTAAACAAACAGAGAAAGCAAGAAAGATGAAAACAATTAAAATAGGTGATCAAAAGTTTACCAACAAAGCTATTTTTATAGACTTTGCTGGTCCTATATTGGCGCAAGCTACGGAGATCAATAATCAAAAAAACCTACTTCGTGAGATAGGTTTAGGAAATCATTTCGGAAAAGATTTCACACTGTCTATTAAATCTGCCACCAAAGGTGGCGGAGCAGATGTTGAAGCTTTAAAAGAATTGGCGTTAAAACATGGCGCAACAATTGCAGAAGTTGACGCTTGCATTGTGCCAAAAACGCCATCTGCTCATAAAGTAAGCTTTACAAAAAACAAGGGAGTTTGAACCATGAGCAAAGAAGCAGAACAAGCCCTAGCCGATGCGGTCGATGCATTACGCGCCGAAAATCCTAACGTCGATAATGAGATGGATTATTGGAACGGTTTAAACGCAAAGTATTTGAGTGAGTTATTCCCTACGGTTAGCTCACCTATGGAATTAAACCAAAAGCAATTGGATCAATTAACCGCCGCCGTAGGTGCCGGCATGGTTGCAAAATTCGGAGA